GGGGATGACCAGAACATTTTCTCCAAATAAGATCGGACGAGATCCTTTTTTTCTTCATCCGCCAAAGTTAGCAATTCATTTGCAAGCTCAAACTGCTCCTGAGCTTCTGCGCCGATTGCTTTTTCTTTGGTGATGGAATCTTTTGCAGCCTGATACTGCTTACGCAATTGACGGACTTTACTCTGACGATATAGTTCATCACAGTCATCCATTCGAAACAGCTCTTTGGATTCGTAATACCGGACATCCGTTGCTAAAACACGACGAAATATGTCAATTACCGCATCGCTTCCCATCACTTCAATTTCTTCTGCCGTAAGATACCGATTGCGACGTGTAACATTATTTCCCTCAGGCCAATATATCCGGATTTGACCAGGCATGCACCAATACGAACGATCAAGGAAATAAGTGAGTTCTTCTGAAGTGCTAGAGTCAACCGCTTCATAGACGATAGCATTGCCCATAATATTTTTTGCCAAGTCTTTTGATGGAAATCGGATAACTTCGTTATCGCTTGCAGCAGGTGGAACAACCAGAATAATTGGCACTTTTCTTTCGTGATTCTTAATTATTGAAGTGAACTCGTCTTCCATTCCCGGTTCCAAACGCACTGATATGGGAGAAAGAGATATCTTTCCAATTTGACAATGAAAAGGTCTGTGGGCGCAGTACATAAGGTTGCGTATAAATCCGGGAGTATTCCGCCCCGGACCATCATCAAGGATTCCGACGAAACCAGCTTTATCTACATAATAGCACACATAGGAAATAGTTGCTCTGTCTGATTCTGTTTGCTCAAAGCCGACCTCTGTAGTCCATATGCGAGGTGCTTTTTTTAACGTCGTTACTGAATCATCCTCATCATCCGGGGAGTTTTCAAATTCCTCGATTTTGCATGCCCAATAACGCGAATTCTCTTCTTTGAATGAAGTAGTGCTAGCTATTAGTCTATGGTTTTCTGTATCGAAATTACCATATTCCGAAAATTGTGCCCAATTCCAATATCGTATGGCCCCACGATACTTCCGTTTTAACCAATCAGATAGATCTGCAACAATCACATCACGGAGAATATCCAGAGTGTCTGTTTCGCGAACAATATCAAAATGAGCTTTATAGTAAACCCGCGCTGCCAAGTCAAGCATATTATCATCCTCCGTGAAAGCCTTCCTCTTTGCAAATAAAACATTACCATCCCTTAGTCTGGCCAGCACTATATTTTAATTCCAGTACTGGCTTGCCTATATAGTTCAAGAATAAGTGGCCACTCTGATAGTGATCCTACCTATATAGCTTTGTTTTTCCTCCCGGATACCGGAGAGGAGAATCAGTTACAGGCATGGTCTCACCCTCCACATACAAATATCCACATTAGTTTTTCGACATGCTTCTTTCTTTTCCCTGCTTTTGGAATCCAAAATGCGTGTGAAAGGCCCGCACGCCTCGGTATCCCACCGAAGTATGCGGGTCTTGTCACTTATATGGGTATCAGCCGACAATCTCCATCTCGTTCGCAAAGGTAAACCGCATTGAGCCGTCCACCTCCACCATCACCCTTTTCACCATGCTCATCCAGAGCACTGCGTCAAACTCCGCAATGGGCATTTCCCTGCCGCGCAGGTTCTTTATGAACGCCTCCAGCTCACTCCCCTTGTGGGCGCGCCTTGCGCACTCGGCCTCGATGCCTTTCAGCTGGTCAGCCGCCCGCTGGAACCGCTCAGACAGACTCTGGTATCTCTGCTCGAATTCCGCCTAATCCATGGCCATGCTGGCGTTCTGCTCAATCGCCTGCCGAATCAGTTCGGATACGATATCCATTTCCTCTCGCAGGTTTTCCGCCTTTGCTTCCAGCTCAGCCGTTGCGGTCAACTGTTCCATGATTGCGGCTGTGTCCTCGAGGATAAACGTCCGCTCATCCAGCAGCCGGTTAAAGGCTTTCAGAAACCGCTGCTGAATCTCTGCCTCTGTCATGTGCGGCGTGCCGCAGTGGTGACCGTCCTTGAATTTCGCATTGCATTGCCAGATGACGCGGCGGTACTTGTCGGTGGAGTGCCACACCTTACTGCCGTACATCTCGCCGCAGCAGCCACAGAAAATCGTCCAGCAAAGCAGCTCGTGCCATTGTGCTGGCGGCCCGCCTGCCTCCGGCGCTCGATTTCTTCCTGCACCATGTTGAACACCTCATCGGTCACAATGGCCGGATGGCTGTTCTCGACGTAATACTGCGGTACCTCGCCCTCGTTGACCTTCATTTTCTTGGTGAGGAAGTCCGTACAGAAGGTCTTTTGCAGGAGCGCGTCGCCCTTGTATTTTTCATTGGTGAGGATGCTCAATATAGTAGCCGTCTGCCACGTTTTCTTGCCAGCGGGCGTTGGGATGCCCTCCGCCTCAAAGATCGTCTTGATTCCGTAGGGCGTTTGTCCCTTCAAGAACAGCCCATAAATCCGGCGCACGATCTCCGCTTCCTCGGGCACGACCTCTGGCTCGCCGTTCTCACCCTTGCGATACCCGAGGAAGTGCTTGTAAGGCATGGACACCTTTCCGTCCGCAAACCGCTTGCGCTGACCCCATGTGACGTTTTCGGAGATGTTGCGACTCTCCTCTTGCGCCAGCGAGGACATGATCGTGAGCAGCAGCTCGCCTTTGGAATCCAGCGTGTAGATGTTCTGTTCCTCAAAGTAGACCTCTACGCCATGCTCTTTCAGAAGCCGAATGGTCGTCAGGCTGTCCACCGTATTTCGGGCAAAGCGGGAAACGGACTTGGTGATGATGAGGTCAATTTTCCCTGCGAGGGCCTCCTCAATCATGTCGTTGAACTGCTCGCGCTTTTTCGTGCTGGTGCCGGTAATGCCTCTGTCGGCGTAGACCCGCACAAATTCCCAGTCTGATTTCTCGCGGATGTAATCGGTGTAGTAGCTGACCTGCGCCTCGTAGCTGGTTTTCTGCTCGTCGCTGTTAGTGGAAACGCGGGCGTAGGCTGCCACGCGGCGCTTGCGCGCGTTGGCGATGGGCATGGCCGTGAATCGGTTTCGTGTCGCTGGAACGACGGTCACCCGGGGCTTATAGGCTCTGGCTTCGCTCATTTCTCATACCTCCTCCGGGCATGTTCCGCCGCCTGCACTCTCATTTCATCCGTCCAACTGCGGCTGCGGGACTTGTCATGCCATTCACGCTCTACCTTCGTGCCGTCCTTCATCACAAACACCAGCCGGTTAAAGGCAGGGACGCGAATTTCCTGCACCGTTTCCCGAAACAGCTCTGCATCAAATTCACCTGTATCCAATGCGGACGCGGTAACTTCCATCAAAATATCCTCCGGGATTTGCTTAGCATGGCAAGCCTTTTTCCCCAGCTTCAGATATGTGGCGCAATTCCATGCGATCTCTGTGCAGCTGACCTTCCGATGATACCTCTTTCCGCAGTTTTCGCAGATCAGCATCCCCGTAAAGGCGCTGTACCTCGGCGCATCCTTTGCGATGCCGTTCCGCAGGCGATTCTGCTCCATTTGTTCCTGCACCCTCAGAAATGTCTCCGGAGGCACAATGGCAGGGTGTGTCCCTTCCGCATAGTATTTCGGCAACTCACCGTGATTGTTCTTTTCAAGTTTCGTGAGATGGTCTGCCACATAACGCTTTTGAAGCAAGGCATTTCCGGCATACTTTTCATTCTTGAGCATATCCAAAACACGCTTGGGCGACCACATGCCTCCGCGACAGCTTGGAACTTGCGTTTCACGCATGATGCGCGAAACCTGCGCGATGCCCACGCCATCAAGGTAAGACTCAAAGACCCAGCGAACGACGGCTGCCTCTTCCTCATGGATAGTAATGACGCCCTTGCGGATACGGTACCCGTACATGAAGCGCCAAGTAGCCGGTTCACGCAATTCAAACTGTTTGCGGATGCGCCACTTGCAGTTTTCCGAAACGCTGAGGCTCTCTTCCTGCGCAAAAGAAGCGAGGATGGAAAGCATCAGCTCGCCATCCCCGCTCATGGAGTGTATGTTCTGTTCCTCGAAGTAAACGTCCACGCCCAACGTTTTCAGCTCGCGCACCGTTTCCAGCAGCGTAACCGTATTTCGGGCAAACCTGCTGATGGATTTGGTGATGATCCTGTCGATTTTCCCCGCGCGGCAATCTGCCAGCATCCTCTGAAATCCCTTGCGATTATCCTTGGTGCCGGTCAGCGCCTCGTCTACATACACGCCAGCATAGCGCCATTCGGGATTGCGCTGAATGAGGTTGCTGTAATAGCTGACCTGCGCCGACAGGGAGTGCAGCATGGCGTCCTTGCCGCTGGAAACGCGGGCATACGCCGCCACACACTGCTGCACCGGCAGGGTTGGCAAGCGGGATTCAATCTTGCGTATGGTCTTTTCCACGCAATTCACCTCCTTGGGTAGCTGGCATATTACCTCTGATCGCGGAGAATAGCAAGTTAATTCGGATCAGCAGTCGATGAAAACAGGCTGGTACTTTTCCCGCAGGAATTGGTCGGCAGCGGCAAAATCCGCCTCGGAAAGCACGCCCTGCCTGAGCATGTTCCGACAGATAGCCATCATCACCTGATAGCGCTTTTCCCGTTCAAACCGTTTCGCTTTCATCCAATCACCTTCGAGTAGTTGCCCGATACCCAACCAACCTTCGCGCCAATCACAACGGCGTGCCAGCCATTGGCGGCAGATGCCACATAGTCAAACGTGGTGCCCGGCGCGACAGCAGAAATGCGGCTGTACTGCGTACC